GGGCAAGGAGCTAGGGACGCGTGGCGTGGAGGACATAATCAAGTCAGCCGTCCGGTCCAATTGCTTCCGGGTTGACTGTCGCATACCCTCGACTGGGACCACAACCACCGGCATCCTCACCATGGTCCAAAGCCAGGTTGCGCTTTTGCCCCACCATATTATGGAAAATTGGGCAGCGGCATTCGAACGCGACAGAGATTCGTATTTGGTTCTCAAACAGGTGTTCACCAGCAACGGCGACATCAAAAAAGATGCAGTGTCCGGACAAAACGTGTACCTTAAGGACTTCATGAGCTTCGAGGACGGTGAATGCGTGCTCGATTTCGAGCGCGTGGGTTCCTTGGACGATGATACTGTGATCGTGTATCTCGATCAGGTGCGCAGGGGAAAGAACATCGTCAAGCACTTCTTATCAAAAACGTACCACATCCCGAACGGTTCGCACTCATACTTTTGCGGCATCGACAAGGATGAGTACACAATGGTTGAGAAAACCGGTCTTTGTGCCTATGCTGGCCGCGTCAGCTACAGCCAAACCGGCACCTCCCACAGCATCATGTCGTCTTACACAACGAGGCAAGGTGACTGCGGAGCGCTTGTGGGTGTCATCAGCACTCCTGCACCGCAGGCCATCTACGGCATTCATGTGGCCGGATGCCCTAAGGGTCAACCCACTGCGTACTCAGCGCGTGTGGCTCGCGAAGACCTCATTGACGCGATTGAGGCGTTGGGTAAGCGGGTGCACCTTCGTGTCGACGATGTGGAGAAGTGCATCCCCCCTGCCACCGCTGAAATTGTTGTGCAAGGAGGGCACAAGGGTCCAGCTGGGTGCGAACCTTTGTTCCACGTTGTGTCGCAACCGCGCCCTATGAAGAGCAAGCTCACCAAGAGCCCCATTTACGGGAAAATTGGTTTTGAGTGTACTCAGCGTCCGGCCAATTTGCGTGAACACAATGGCGTTGACGCGCTGGAGTTCGCTAGCATGAAGTACAACAAGTATGTCCGAGGCATCCCGCCTCACAGGCTGGATCAAGCAAAGCGCCTCGTGGCTGACAAGCTCATTGGCCTGAAACCACCAAAGTATCGTCGAGTGCTCACAATTGAGGAGGCGCTTCGAGGCGTGCCAGGCGAGAGGTTCTTATGTGGCATGCCACGTGCTTCTAGTCCTGGATTGCCATGGGCTTCTATGTGGAAAGGCAAAGGCAAGACCGCAGCCATGGGTTTCGATGAGGAGATCAAGCTCGACACCCCAGAAATGAAGAAGGTGCTCTTTGAAGTGGAGTGGATGTTGGAAAGCATTAGAGGCGGGCAGCGCCCGACAGTTGTGTTCACCTCGTTTTTGAAGGATGAGCTTCGCCCGATTGGGAAGCCAGCACGATTGATCTCATGCGCTCCGTTTCACTTCTCCATCCTAATGCGCCAGTACTTTCTGGGCTTCAGCGAGCACGTTATGAACAACCGCATAATCAACGGCATCGCGGTCGGCATCAGCCCCACGAGTGACGAGTGGACTGTCTTAGGAAACAAGCACACTAAGCGGTTTTGTGTCGCTGGTGATGTAGGCAATTTCGATTGCAGCCTTGAGCCCAACGCCATGCGACGCATTAAGGACATCATCCACGAGTTCTACAATGATTACGGTACGCCGGATTATGAGATTAGGGAGGTCCTCTTTGATGAGCTGATTTACAGTAGGCATGCCTTTGGAAACGCGGTCTATGAGTGGATCGGCTGCAATCCGAGCGGCAATGTTCTGACCGTGATCTTGAACTCAATCATGACTCTGATCATGACTCACAGCGCAGCCCTCGAGATTTGTGATGTGAAACCACAGTTGCGCATAACAGATGTTGAAGTGGACACGTATGGTGATGATGTGCTAATATCGTCAGATCGAGAAGAGTTCAGTTTCTTGAACTT